GTTTTTCTATAACCTTAATAGTGTTTAGACTCATATCCTTAAATAATAAATCTACTCCCACTACTAATTCACCACCACTATCATATGTTATCTCACATATGTTTGTGGTGTTTAACATTCCTCTGTTGTTAGCTAAAGAAGAGCTATATCTAAATGGTCCCGGAATAAAAGATGGTGCACTAAAAGGAGATGTTGCAGAGTATTCATTATCTGCATATCTATATCTGTATCCAAAACATACAAATCTATTTTCTAAATAATTGTTTTCTCCTGCACCTTTTTTAGGCACAATCAATGGAGATGTATAGGGTGGTCTTTTGATAACCAATAAAGCTTCCGCAGAAAATTGATCTATAAATGTTGCAGATGGGTTATCATAATTTCTTTCTACGTTTATAAATCTAGGAGGATTGTAGTTGTCTGTAAAAAACAAAAGATCATTTACAAAATCTACTCCTAAAACTAATTCGTCTTTTTCAAAATTTAATGTAGTGTTAACTCCGCCACCATCATCTATACTTATTACATGATACGTTATAGTTTCACTTTGTGTATTAAAGGACACTATCATATCACATTTTCCTGTGGCTCCTAAAGCAAATGCAGGGTCGTGTACAAACCAATACATAGTCTCTTGCTCTCCTAGAGCATAAGCACCAATACATCTAGCTTGAGATGATAAAACTTGTCCGTTATATTGTAGTGTAGTAAGTTGTTCATTACCTTTTGAGTTTTCCACAGCACCGATCTCTGAATCTTCAGTAGATCCCAAGCGAACATTAACAGCATCTATATACTGACCATTAGGCAAGAGTCTCTCATCAAGACTCTTATTCATTTTACCTGCTACAAAATTTCTTTGGATGTTTGCCATTCTATTTTATCCATTTATCTTTACCCCTCATGTTCATTAGTAATCTGCCGGGGTGAATATTACTTATTCTAATTTTTGCGTTTCTTAATAAAGCTTGTTTCTTTCTCTTTACTCTATTAACAACGTACTCTTGTACTCCTAACTTGGAACTTAGAATAGCATATTCGATATATGCATAAATGTATTCTTCAAATAATTTATTGACACTCACTTTAGAGTTATCACCATTTTCCATTCCATCAGAAATATATTCTAATATACATTTCTCGTTAGCCATACCGGAGCTGAAGTTTATTACTCCACCTTTTTTGTTTATTGAGAATGTTGGATTCGCATTTGCAGTTTCAGTATTTAAACCAAATCGTGCTCCAATTGCGTAATCAAAATACCAATAACCTTCATAGCACCAACCTTCACATCCATTGAATATACTATTTTTATTTAAATAAATACTCTTAAGACCACCTGTAATTCTGTCGTAATCGATGTCAGAGAATTGTGGTTTTAAAATGTTTCCATCTTGATCAAATAAAATTCTACAATTATTATCTTGTAGGTAAGCATCACTCCAATTGGTTTGGATATTTTCTGTTAAAGGATACAATAGACCGTTTTTAAAAACAGATATTCTTACCCAATTAACATAATCAGGAGGTAAAACAAATCTTAAAGTATTGCATACATCAAGCTCTAATATCTTTATTTCCTTGAATGCATCATAATTAAGTTCTTGTATGCCTCTCTTTGCATGAAACAGAATCTTATATCTTTCTTCATTATTTACCAAGGAATGATTTCCTGAGTACATTAATAGAAAGTTAGTAACAATATCCTCTAAGCTTACATATTGATACGAACCCCAATTAGCATCTTCAGGTTGGTTACCTCCGTTTTCGTAATATTGATATGGTGTTATATACATAAGCTAATTATTTTTCTTGATTGTCTTCATACTGTTCTAGTCCTTGACCAAATTGAACAGCTTCTATTTCTCTTATTGACATTCCTGCAAATTGTAATATCTTCAAAACCAAAGTATACTCATCGTCTAATGGTAGCTCAAAGTCTTGATAAGATGGGTTAGTAGCATTGAATACCGGCTCACCACCTGTAAGAGTTGTGTATGTCCATTGAGGATCACGAGGGTATCTTATATATTGACATAGTACAGCACCCAATCTATTAATAGTTGTAGGAAACAATGACAAGTTTGGTTCTGCTTGTGTGTATGCAGGATACAAATTTGATGGTTTAGTAAGCAAAGAATTGTTAAGCAATGTTATTTTACTGTGTGTTACCTTTTCAGCTTCTGCTATTATAGTAGAATCATATATTACATAACCCACACCGGCACCAAATGCAATAGTACTTCCTGCTTCATTTGTCACTACCATAGTAGTTGTAGTAATATTTGAAGTGAATCCTATTGAATTATTTGATAGGTTTACTGCAATATCTCCATCCTTGATTCCTGCTGCTATAAAATCTGAATTTGCATTTGTTATACCTGTGCCATTAAAAGCAGTAGTATTTCCCACTCTCAAAACATTTGGATAAACAAGAACCTTATTTAATAAATAGTAGTCATCATTTGTAGTTGCAAGACTAGGTGTAAAGAATAAATTATTAGTATTGTGAAGTAAAAATTTTGTTTCTGAAAAAATATTTATTACTTCCTCATACCCCTTTGTAATATCAGCGTACTCTGTACCTGATAGTCTTTTATTTTCTTTGTTCAGCTGATAGTTATACTGATAAAAATAATCTTCAAAAATATCTATCTGTGCTTGTTTAGCAAATAGATTAAAATCTTGTGGGGAAATGTATCCGTAGTTATTTTTATTTAGAATAGCTAATACTGTATTTCGTACTGAATTAATCATCAATAAATTATTTTATACAAAGATAAACAAAAAAAAAGAGGGTTGTAAAACCAACCCCCTTTGTGAACACCTCGAATACATATGAAGACTAATTCAACTGTTTTTCTAAATACTCAAGTTTTTCTACTCCTTCATCTGATTTAAAGTAAGATGCAATAACATGCATCGGATCCTCACCAAATGGTATTGTTAGTAATCTCTTTTTGTTTGAAGGTAGATTAAAGTATACATCTTTGTTTTTGTTTCTGTATGTTAATAATCTTTCATCAAAACATTTTTGAATTGTAGAGTATAACTTTAATGCAGGATCATTCAACGCTTGTAAAAAATCAGCAGGATAGTTACGAGCATAAACTAACATGTCTCGTTTTAATTCTGCTGTTGACATTTTACTTGAGTCTCCTGCTAGTATTACTCTACCTAAAGATTCCATCTGCTCTAATCCCATAGCCTTAGCTGCAATTAATGCATCCACTTCAACATTAAGTGCTTCAACTTCTTTAGCTGCATCTTTTGCAGTATCAATCTCTTCAAATTTTTTACCATTTAAAGGATGATAAGCTAAGAATTTTTGTAAAGCTTGGTTTTGTTTTGGAACTGTAAGTAATCCTGATTCAAAGACAATAGGAGTTACAATGGCATTGCCATCTTGCTCATCTTTAAAAGGACTCATCTGATTTGTTGCGTATCGGATTTCTCTGTTCTCCCCTGTCTCTTCATCAAAATAAAGTAAGGGTCTACGCTTTGAACTTTTTGATGGAAGCATAAAACTCAATGGAGCTGCTCCTCTAGTCAAACGATATACTCGTGACTTGAACTCTTTTTTTTCTTTCATTACATTAAAATTTAATTACAATTAAAATAAATAAAGCTTAGGGGTCACTCTCACTTTGTGACCCCCTAGCTTTAAATGGGTATTATTCTTCAAATAACACAAAGTTGTTAGCACCCATAACACAAACACATCTTTCTGATAAGAAGTTAACCTTCATTTCATCAATGTCTGTAGTAGCTGCTCCACCTGCTGAACCTGTGATCCAAGTCTTGTAACGTCTGTCTTCAGTTTCTGAAGCTCTGTAACGTACATGAAGGAAAGGTCGCTTAGCGTTTTTACCAAGTACTTGGTCGTATACGCTTGTAGAACCTGCCGGTACTAATAAACCTGTGATAGCACCTGAACCTGCAATAACAGGTGTGTTAGTTAAACCACCTCGCATTGTTGGGTCGTTTAAGTACTTCCAATCAGATTTGTAAAAATCATATCCTCTACGGAATCCTGTGAATCCTAAGTTAAGAGCCATTTCCTCATCGTTGTCAAATAATCCATAAGATGAACCACCTGCACCGTAAGAGTTTTGAGCTGCTAACATATCATCAATATCGAATCCGAATTGTCTGTTAACAAAAAGAACATTCTCTTCGATTGCTCCTTGCTTGTCTAATCTATCAATTACTGCATCAAAGTCAGCTAATGCATCAGGGTTTCCACCACCCCACAAGTTACCTCTAGTTCCTACAGCATGGAATACACCTTCAGAACCTACAAGACCTGCAGCTGTTGCTCCTGAACCTGCTTCAGCAGGTACTGCTTCAATCATAGCTGTCTCTAAATAATCATCAAAACGTAAACGAGTTTCGTGCTCAGACTTTAAATACCATAGGTATCCTGATGCACCATTCTCAGTTGTAACTTCGATCCATCCAATTTGAGCCATATCAGATCCATTTACTAAATATGTATCTTTTAAGATAATTGGATTGTTTTCAAATATATAATCGTCAGACTCTAAAGAACCTTGCATTCCTGCAGTTCCTTTTTTGAATTCAGAACCATAGATAAATACAGTAACGTCAGAGTTTCCTACACCTGTTCCTGCTGTTACTAAACCTCCTCCTTCATAGAAAGCAACTGAAAACTGTAAGATGTTACCACCTACAGCAACTTCTGTTACGATACCTTTGTTCTCACCTGAACCATCATTTTGACTTACTACAACAGTTTGTCCCACTCTAAGAGCCGGAGCACCTGATGCATCAAAAGGATTGCTTCCTGTAATTACTGT